GGCGCAGCATCCGCCACCGGCGTGAGTGGCGCAGCATCCGCCACCGGCGAGAGTGGCGCAGCATCCGCCACCGGCTGGAGGGGCGCAGCATCCGCCACCGGAAAAGGTTGTGTGGCTATGGCTACTGGCTTTCATGGGCGCGTAATGGGAGAGATTGGAAACGCCGTTGTCTGCGTAGAGCGAAATGCCAATGGCGATATCACCTCCATTCTGTCCGCTATTGTGGATGGTGAAACGCTGAAACCCGGCGTGTGGTACACCGTTAAGAACGGGGAATGGTTGGAGGTGCAGGAATGAACCGATTGAAGGAACGGCGGCTGGAGCTGGGGCTGACGCAGGAGGCGGTCAGCGGTGTGCTGAAGCTGGTGGATCCCCGTATCGACACCTGCATGGTGAGCCGGTTTGAAAACGGCGTGTGTCTGCCCACAGAGGAGGTGCTGACGGCGCTGGAGGCGGCGTTGCGTACCAGCCGGGCATATCTGTACGGCGACGAGGACAAGATCGATATCCCCCAGCGGACGGCGGAAACGGAGCGCATTGCGGCGCTGATCCCCCACGGGCGGCGAAACGCCATCAGCCGTGCAGAGTTGGCGGCGGCGATGCAGACTTCCGACCGGATGATGCGAAAGGCCGTCAGCGAAGCCAAGCGGCAGGGCGTGATGATCTGCAACGACGGCGAGGGATACTACCAGACGGAGGAGCTGGGCGACCTGTACCGGCAGTACAAGCGGGACACGGCGCGGGCTATGTCCATCCTCAAGGCGCGGAAGCCGATGCGGGACGTGCTGAAAGCGGCAGGGCGACCGGTATGAGAAGCGTGATGCAGTATTGGGAACCGGAGCGGCCCTTAGAGCCGAAGGACTACGATATGCCCGTCTGCCCCGTGTGCGGGGAGGAGACGGACACCTACTACAAGAACAAGGACGGCGTCATCGTTGGATGCGAGTTTTGCATTGAGACGGTGGACGCATGGGAAGAACAGAAATGAGTATGTGGGAAAGGCGGAAGAATAATGCTGAAATCATTTAACGAGTTGATACAGGTGGATGTAAAGCCGTTTTGCGATCTTCGAGACGCAAAGGACGAGAAGGGTAATGTTATAAAGGTCCCTTATTTGAGCTGGGCAAAGTGCGCGAAGTTGCTCCACGAAAACGGAGCATCCAGCGTGTGGTATGTCCCTCGTAGGTGCCCGGAAACGAATACATACCTGTGGCCGCAGGCCAAAATTACTACCAGTAAAGGAAGGATTACAGAATGCTGGTTTGTGTCTGTTGAAATCCACATTGACGATTTGGAGTTTTCCTACGACATGCCTCTGCTGAACGGGTCCCTTGTGGTATATGAGGATACGCTGAACCAACTTCGCATAAACAACGCGCTGGCGAGAGCTTTCGTTAAAGGTGTTGCCGTGCGTACCGGTCTTGGGTTTGACCTTTGGGCAGAAGGTGACGGAGACGATGGTGAGGACGATTTGAGCCGTCACAGTATCTTTGCCATAAAGGAGAGACTGGAAAGGCTAATCACCATGAAAGAACGAAACGGGCTTGACCACAACGACCTGCTTCGGGGACTTGGGATCAACGAAAAACAGCTTGTGCAGTTGATGGGTTATTTTGCAAAGCTGGACGCGCTTGAAAAGGCTGTGAGTAAGCTATGATACGAAACCACGACAGAAGCGGGTGGTTTGGCGCAAGCGACACCGCCACCATCATGGGGAACTGGAATACAGATACATTTCGCAGATGGTGGCTGGTGAAGCTGGGTGTTAGAAAAGACAGGTTTGTCACACCGTCAATGCAATGCGGCACGGCTTACGAACACAAGATACTTGACGCGCTGCGCGTGAAGATACGAGACAGGCAGATACGCATCCGTTCGCTCCGTTTGCGGGTGAACTATGACGGGGAAAGCAGACAACTTATTACCGAAGTGAAAACGCACAGCAAACCTGTGTTCAAGGTTACGAAAGCGTATTGGCAGCAGTGCCAGGTGGAGATGTTTGCCAGCGGATGCGGATTGTTCCGAAAGAGGAAGTTTTGCAGGATCGTGGCATACCGCGTTACAGAAGACGAATTGTTTAATTTTTTCCTGCCAATAGACGAAAACAGGTTGACACAGCACAAGGTTGATTATGACGCGGAGTGGGTCGAGGGGTGTTATCTACCTCGCCTTAGGTATTTGGCAAAATGCCTACGAACAGGACATTGGCCGCAGGAGGAAGAATTATGCAGCAGGTAACGGTTAACGCGGCGCGTTGGTCGCAGGACAGCGAGGGCGCGTGGCTCTGCCTGCGGGTGAAGTCACCGGAGGCGGCGATGGAGGTCTGTGACGCGCTGAAGCCGGGCAAGGAGTACACCGCCACCATCAAGGGCAATGGCCGGAGTCTCGATGCCAACGGGTATGCGTGGGTGCTGCTGGACAAGCTGGCGGCGCACTACGGCGTTGCGAGAGAGAAGGTATACCGGCAGGAGATACAGAGCATCGGCGGCGTCAGCGAGGTGCTGTGTCTGCGGGAAAAGGCGGCGGAGGCGTTCTGCCGGAGCTGGGAACGCAACGGTATCGGCTGGATGACCGATACCGGCCCCAGCAAAATCAAGGGCTGCGTAAACGTGACCGTCTGGTACGGCAGCTCCGTATACGACACGGAGCAAATGGCGCGGCTGATAGACGCCATCGTGCAGGACTGCTGGGATGTGGGCATTGAGACTATGACGCCGCGAGAGCTGGACGCCCTGGTGAGCCGGTGGGGAGAGGTGCACGTATGAACGACAAGCGATGCTTTTTGTGCGGGCGGAACGACCCAAGTGACCCGCTGGAGCGCCACCACATTCTGGGTGGTGCGAACCGGAAGAAGAGCGAGAAGTACGACCTTGTGGTGTACCTGTGCGGCAACCGCTGCCACTGGAACGGGCGCGGTGCGGTACACAAGAACGGCGACCAGATGCGGCGTCTGAGGCGGTACGGGCAGCTCAAGGCAATGGAGGAGCAGGGCTGGACGGAGGAGGACTTCCGCCGCGAGTTCGGAAAAAGTTACTTATGAGAGGAGATTTGAAATGCTGAACAAGATTTTCATCATGGGACGTCTGACCCGCGATCCGGAGCTGCGCAGAACGCAGAACGGCACCGCCGTCACCAGCTTCACGCTGGCGGTAGACCGCGACTTTAAGAATGCGGACGGCACCAAGGACACGGATTTTATTGACGTGGTGGCGTGGCGCAACACCGCCGAGTTCGTATCCAAGTATTTCTCCAAGGGCCGTATGGCCGTGGTGGAGGGGCGTTTGCAGCTGCGGGACTGGACGGACAAGGACGGGAACAAGCGCCGGAACGCCGAGGTACTGGCGGACAATATCTACTTTGGCGACGCCAAGCGGGACACGGACAGCGGCGCGGCGCGACCCACCGGCTTTACCGAGGCAGCACAACCCACCGGCTTTACCGAAATCGAGGATGACGGCGACCTGCCGTTCTGATGGGAGGGGTAAGCGGCATGGATTACTGGCACAAGCGGTACACCTGCCCCTACTTCACCAGCAGCGAGAAACGGCGGGTCTGCTGCGAGGGCGGAAGCCGCGTCAGTTTCGAGACGGGCGGCGCGGCATCCCGCTTCATGAATCAATTCTGTGCCGGTGCGTGGGAGCATTGCACCATCGCACGGCATCTGACGGACGAGTACGAGAGAAAGGAAGAAAAGAATGGGAAAGATGCAGGATGAGATCAAGGGTCTGCGGCGGCAGAATCGGCACCTGGAAAACATCGTACAGCGCCAGCGGCAGCACATCGAGGACGCGGAGAGCGTGATCGAGGCGTTCAAGCGCAGCATGGATGCGCACTACGCCGCCTGTGCCGTACAGTTTGGCGAGAAGCGTGAGGACTGCGACACGCTGTGGGGCTACCATCTGGAGATCCCTGCGGAGCTGGTGACGCAGGCGCTGACAGACTACACCGTGCAGGTGGCGCTGGACAAGGAGCGCGGCGTGTACGTCATCGGGGCGATGAAGAAGGATTCTCCCCTTATGGACTAAGGGGTGGCGCAATGGCAAGAAACTATGCTGCCCTCCCCTATGATTATTTAGAGGAGATGGAAGCGCTCAACGATGCAGAGTTCGGTCGTCTAACGCGGGCATTGCTGGCATACAGCATGACGGGAGAGAAGATAGCGCTCTGTGGCAATGAGAGATTTTACGCCAAGCGCGTGATGGCGCAGGAAGATCGATTCAAGGCAAGCTACGATGATGTATCCGCTGCGAGAAGCGAAGCAGGTAAAGCTGGGGCTGCTGCAAGATGGCAAAATGGCAAAGGCATTTCTGCTAATGGCAAAGATGGCACAGCCATTCCTGCCAATGGCAAAAATGGCAATACCGAAACCAATACCGAAACCGAAACCGATACTCTGCCATCTGACGATGGCAAGAGAGATACGCGCGCGGCGCGTTTCACACCGCCGACCGTTGACGACGTGGCAGCGTATGTCCGCGAGAAAGGCTATCACGTCAATGCAGAGCGGTTTGTGTCGTTCTACCAGCAGAAGGGCTGGATGGTCGGCAAAAACCGCATGAAGGACTGGAAAGCCGCTGTGCGGAACTGGGAAACGCGCTGGAAGGATGACCACGACGCTGTGAGTAAGGCAAGAGGCAATGTGTTTCTGGAAATGCTGGAGGAGAGGCAATGACACAGGGCGAGACGTTGAAGATCATGGCCGTTTTGCAGGCTACATACCCGAATTTTTACCGAGGCATGACGCGGCAGGACGCGGAGGGCGTGGTGGCGCTGTGGGCGGATATGTTCGCCGAGGACAGCTACAACACCGTTGCTGCGGCTGTGAGGGCGTTTATCGCGTCTGACAGCAAAGGGTTCCCCCCTGTTGTCGGGCAGATAAAACAGCGCGTGGCGGAGCTTGCAAGCCGCACGGCGGCGCTTCCCGGCGCTGCGCAGCAGGTATGTGACGAAAAGACCGCCTGGATGCGGGACTACGTTCACAAGGAGCGCAAGCTGGGCCGCATCTCCCGCTATGCACGGGAACACGGGATGACGTGGCAGGAGGCGAAGGAGGCGCTGGATGGATAAAGGCATCTGGCGCGTGGCCAGAGCGCGGCTGTGCGTGGCCTGTTTGCAGGAGATGGCGGCGGAATACATCATCGAGCCAGCGTTCCACGGCTGGGCGCAGGGTGTGTGCCAGCGCTGCGGCAAAGAGCGGAAAATGACGACGATCAAGCGCTACACCATGAGCAAGCGCGGACTGGAGAAAAGAGGGTTGTTGGATGAACAGTGAGGATCTGATGCGGCTGGGGCCTGCGGCACAGAAGCAGGTCATGGAGAAGATGCGGAAACCGGGAAAGTACAAGGCGCAGAAGACGCGGCGCGGCAAGCTGACCTTTGACAGCAGGAAGGAGGCGGAGCGATACGACGCGCTGATGCTGCTGCAAAAGGCCGGGGAGATACGGGGTCTGAAATTGCAGGTGCGGTACTGCTTGCAAGAGCCGTACACGACATTTGAGGGCGACCGCGTGAAAAGTATCGACTACATCGCGGACTTCGTGTACGAGCGCAGAACGGCTCCTGACAGCTACGGCCAGCGGTACTGGCTTCCGGTTGTGGAGGACGTGAAAGGGATGCGGACACGGGAGTATGCCATGAAAGCGAAGCTGTTCCGCAACCGGTACGGATACGCCATCCGGGAGGTGTGAGGAGGAGAGCATGATGTACGCCAACCAGCCGCTGACGAGTGAGGCGGCAAAGCAACTGATGGCGTTGGATCTGTGGGACAAGGAGGTGCTTACCTTCGAAAAGCTGGGCGAATGGTACATCGCATGGGGCGGTCAGTGCTATGTCAGCTTTTCCGGCGGCAAAGATTCCACGGTGCTGGCGTATCAGGCGGCGCGGTATCTGGCAAGCTACCGAACGGTGCCGTGGCCGCTGAATCTGGTGTTTGTGAACACGGGTCTGGAATACCCTGAAATTCAGAAGTTTGTGAATGAGTACGCCGCGTGGCTACGGAGGGAGTTCCCCCGCGTGACCGTAAACCTACACCGTCTGCGCCCGAAGATGAACATCCGGCAGGTGGTGACGAAGTACGGGTACAGCATCGTGAGCAAAGAAGTGTCGGCGTATATCGGGAACGCGAGAATAAACCCCACCGGAAAATCTGCACAAAGGTTGCGTGGCGAGTATTTGGACAAGGACGGGGGAAAATCGCCGTATAACTGCGAACAATGGGCGTTTTTACTCCCTGCGCCGTTTTTAATTTCCGATTCGTGCTGCAAGGTTATGAAAAAATCGCCTATGCACAGATACGAGCATCAAGAAAAGCGTGTGCCAACTACGGCGATAATGGCGGAAGAAAGTCGGCTTCGGATGATTAAGTGGACGGCCACCGGCTGCAACGCCTTTGAGGGAAAGCGGCCTATGGGGAAGCCCATGAGTTTCTGGACGGAGCAGGACGTGCTGCGGTTCATCGTTGACCACCAACTTCCCTACGCCAGCGTGTACGGCGACATCGTGGCCAGCGACGGCGAGAACGACTACGACGCTACGCTGATCGACTGCAAGTTGCACTGCACGGGATGCCAGAGAACGGGCTGTATGTTCTGCGCGTTCGGTGCGCACCTCGAAAAGAACGAGAATCGTTTTGAACGCATGAAACTGACGCACCCGAAGCACTATGCGTTCTGCATCGGCGGCGGGGCATTTGACACGGACGGGCTGTGGAAGCCCACGAAAGACGGCCTTGGCTATGCGCGGGTGCTGGACTACATAGGGGTGAGGTATTGACATGGGCAAGCAGCATTTGAGCCGGGACGACCGGATTTTTATGGACGGCAAGCGAAGAGGAACACAGGAGTGCATGGACATGGTGGCGATGGCACTGATCGACAAGTGCGGCTGGCACGTCCAGGAGGAGACGCCGGACAGCCGTGACACCCACAGTATCGCGTACCTGTACGAGTGTCTGGAGAAGATCACGCAGGAGATAAACGAAGGCCGCATCAAGCGGAAGCACATCAAGGACGTGCTGAAGGACGAGTGCGGCGTCGTGTTTGGAGATTAGGAGGTGATTTAGGTGAAACATTTAGGCGATATTACGAAAATAAATGGGACAGAGATTGAACCCATTTGGTGTATTACAGGTGGTTCACCTTGTTAGACAGGATCTATCCATCTCCGGGAAACGCGCCGGTTTGGCGGGAGCGCGAAGCGGCTTGTTTATGGAGCAGGTGCGCATCGTAAAAGAAATGAGAGCGGAGGACAAACGGAATGGACGGACAGGTAACATGGTCCGACCTCGGTTTCTCGTTTGGGAGAACGTTGTCGGAGCATTCAGCAGCAACAGAGGAAAAGACTTCCACACCGTGCTGGAAGAAATTGCGCGTATCGCAGAACCAGGATTTTCTTTATCTGGACTGCCGAAAAAGTGGAAATGGACAAAAGCAGGAGCCATTGACGGTGATGGGTGGTCTATCGCTTGGCGAACTCACGACGCTAAGGACTGGGGAAAAACCATCCGAGACAGCCGTACAGGAAATGTTATCCGTCTGGGGACCCCACAGCGTCGCCGAAGAATCTCGGTTGTCGCAGATTTTGGAGGCGAATCCGCTGCCCAAATACAATTTGACCGCGAAAGCGTGTCTGGGCATCCTGCGGAGAGCGGAGCGGCGGGGGAAAGACCTGCCGAGGCGGCTGAAAGCGGTTTTAATCCGGCAGTCGGGGACTGCATGACGGCTTGGGATTGCCAAAGCAAGCGCATTTTTGACACAAACGGAAAAGCTCCCACACTGCAAGGCGGTGTTGGCGGTGGTGTGAACAATCCTGCCATATTTGTGGCTATCCCCATCAACGACAAAGCCACCAGATGGCAGGGCGGCGGAGAGAGCCGCAACCACGATGGCAGCGGCAACGGTCTTGGCATCGGCAAAGAGGGTGACCCATCCCCCACGCTGACCGCTGGCGACCGCCACGGGGTAATGTGCATGAATCCTTGGGATGCGCAGAGCGCAAGGGTGTACGATCAGGATGGCGCATGGCACAGTTTGAACGCCAACGAGAACGGCGGCATGGCACGGGACAGCGTATTGTGCGCCGGGTTTAAGCTGGGCAACAGCGAAAAGGCGCACAGCATCGGATACGAGGAAGAAACATCCCCCACGCTGAACGCGGAGTGCGGCGGGAATAAGCCCACAGTGGTGGCGCTGGACATGACACACGCTTGTGACGTCATCCGCGAGTGCGGGGAGCAGGCACCCAGCTTGCAGGCACGAATGGGAACAGGCGGAAACCAAGTGCCGCTGACATACCAGATGAACGGGTTTGGAGATTACCGCGCCGCCGAGGTTGCAAGCAGCTGCAAGCAACGGGACTTTAAGGACAGCACAGACCTTGCCATCACGCACATGGTCGTGCGCCGCCTGACGCCGATGGAATGCGAACGGCTGCAAGGATTCCCGGACGGATGGACGGACATCGGCGAGTGGACGGACGAAAAGGGAAAGAAGCACAAGGACGCGGACAGCCCACGGTACAAGGCGCTTGGCAACTCCATCGCCCTGCCCTTCTGGGACTGGATGCTGCGGCGCATGGCGCGGTATTTGCCGGAGGACGCGACACTGGGAAGTTTATTCGACGGCATCGCGGGCTTTCCGCTTATCTGGGAGCGCATACACGGCAGAGGTACGGCGCGGTGGGCAAGCGAGATCGAGCCGTTCCCCATCGCGGTGACGAAAAAATGGTTTGGGGAGGAATGACATGACAAAGAAAATTCTTGATGCCACCTGCGGATCTCGGACGATATGGTTTAACAAAAGCCATCCTGCCGCAATATACTGCGATGCGCGGGACGAGGAATATACGGGTATTTGGAAAAGCACAAACCGCGATTCAGAACGAACCTGCGTTGTGCATCCAGACATACAGTGTGATTTTACGGATCTTCCGTTTTCGGACAACACATTTTCTCTTGTCGTTTTTGACCCGCCGCACCTTCGCCGCGTTGGAGAAAACGCGTGGATGCGGAAGAAGTACGGACAGCTCGGCGAGAACTGGCGCGAAATGCTGCATGACGGATTTCAAGAGTGTATGCGCGTATTGAAGCCTGACGGCGTACTGATTTTCAAATGGGCTGAAACTCAGATACCAGCCGCAGATGTGTGGGCAGCAATCGGAGAACGCCCGCTTTTCGGGCATCATAGCGGAAAGAAGTCACAGACATTTTGGGGATGTTTTATGAAACTTATGGAGGAATGACATGACAAAAGACGAGATCATGGCCGCGTTGGGAATGCTATGAGTGGGAATCAAAAAAATAAAAAATTTTCCGTTTGAGGGGTGCATAGCGGCGAGAGACAATCTATGCTGGGTATGCAGGGGCAACCTGCCCGTGCCGATTCATTTCTTTTCTCCTCTTTTCTACCCGGTGGGGCGGGGCTTCGGCTCCGCCCTGATGGGGCAATATGCAGACGTAGCTCAGATGGTAAGAGCATTTCGCCAATAATGAAAAAGTCGCTGGTTCGAGTCCAGCCGTCTGCACCATAGGCGTGACCTCTTGCCTCGCAGCCGCACGGAGCGTAAGCCTGTGAAAGTGGTCTTTCCTGTGCGCTGTACGAAAGCGGCAGGACGAAGGAATTTATGTATTGGCTGGCACCGGCTTTGTAAAGATGAACGGATGCGACCGACGTACCGGCGCAGGGCTGTAAAGTTCCGTGGTTGGTCTGGGTGCCACCGTGCCGAAAGAAATCCGAGGCGTGGATGCGGTGTGGTGGCGGTTGTCTTAGGACAAAGCCGCTATGTAGGACAGTATGGATGCGTGGTGGCACCCGACCGATTGTGTAAAACAACAGGCGATGCGCTGGCATACCGCTGTAAGGGATGCGTCCCAAATAGTCTGCTTACATAAAACAGGACTTCCCGCACCTCTTAAAAATGTGACCCAGGGGAGACATGGAATACAGGCGAGGCGAAAGCCGGGGAAGGACGTGCCAATGACAAAGGCCAGTGGTGGGAGGCCGGTGCGTCAGGCAAAGGAGGCCACATGGAAGTAAAAAACAAGCGGCTGGCGGATATTATGCCGTATGCTGCAAATGCCAAGAAGCACGACAGACGGCAAATCAACAATGTGGCCGAAAGCATAAAACAGTACGGGTTCGTGCAGCCGATTGTGATTGACCGAGAGGGTGTTATTGTCATCGGCCACTGCCGCGCTCTGGCGGCAAAGAAGCTGGGCATGGAAGAAGTGCCTTGCGTCTGCGTGGACGATCTGACACCGGAGCAGGTAAACGCCCTGCGGCTGGTGGACAACAAGAGCAACGAGAGCGATTGGGACTTTGACCTGCTGGCTGATGAACTGCCTGGGCTGGATTTGTCAGCGTTTGACTTTGATTGGGGGCTGCGTGATGAACTCGACACGTCAGTTGTAGAGGACAACTACGATCCTGTTTTACCGGCAGAGCCGAAGAGCAAACTTGGCGATGTGTACCAGCTTGGAGACCATCGCCTTATGTGCGGAGATAGCACGTCTTTGACAGACGTACAGAAGCTTGTGGGGGGGGGCACAAATGGATTTGCTGCTCACAGACCCTCCGTACAATGTGGACTATCAGGGCACCGCCGGGAAGATTAAGAACGACAATATGGAGGATACGGCATTTAGACGGTTCCTGACGAACGCGTTTTCCAATGCGGCGATGGTTATGAAACCCGGCGCTCCATTTTACATTTGGCACGCAGACAGCGAGGGGTATAACTTCCGAGGCGCGTGCAGAGATGCGATGCTGCGTGTCCGGCAGTGCCTGATCTGGGTGAAGAACTCCCTTGTGATGGGGAGACAGGATTTCCAGTGGAAACATGAGCCTTGCCTGTATGGCGAGAGCGAGATTGAAGAAGAAGCACACGAACCTTGCCTGTACGGCTGGACGGAAGGGAAGAAGCATTATTTCTTCAAGAACCGCAGGCAGACAACCGTGTTGAATTTTGATAAGCCTGTCAAATCTGCGGAGCATCCGACCATGAAACCGATTAAGCTGTTCGATTACCAGATGCAGTGCTCAAGTAAGCCGGGTGAGAATGTGCTTGACCTGTTCGCTGGGTCCGGCACGACGATTATGGCAGCGGAGCAGAATGGCAGACACGCTTTCTGCATGGAGTATGATCCGAAGTATGCGGACGTCATTGTTGACCGGTGGGAGAAGTTCACCGGGAAGAAGGCGGTGCTACTGTATGACGATTGAGGAAGCAAAGGCGATCATTGCAAAAACAACCAGCCCGCACTTAAAGCGAGACATGGAGAAGTTTATCAAACGCCAGCGGAGAAAGGAGGGCGCGTATGGCAAGGCCAAGAAAGGAAATAGATCAGAAGCAGTTCGAGAACCTCTGCGGCCTGCAATGCACGCTTGAGGAAATCTGCGGATGGTTTGACGTGACCGATAAAACATTGGACAGTTGGTGTAAACGCACCTATCATGCCAGTTTTTCCGAGGTATTTAAGCAAAAGCGCGGCGCGGGGAAAATTTCGCTGCGGAGAAGTCAGTGGCGATTGGCTGAAAAGAACGCTACAATGGCAATCTTCCTGGGCAAACAGTTTTTGGGGCAGCGTGACAGCGTGGACGTGGCAGTGACGGACGCAAAGGGCATTGCATTGGACGAGTTGGAGAAGATGGTGATGCAGAATGACGCGGATACAAGCGGCGGAACTGCTGATACATAACCCCATCGCGTTCGGTCATGCTGTTGGGTTTAATAAGCTGGATGCGCTACACAACGTATGGATACAGGACATGGTGCGCGGGAACGAGGACAAAACCTTGCAGGCGCACCGTGGCAGTTATAAAACAACGTGCGTTTCGATTGCGCTAGCGGAGATCATCGTTCTTCTGCCGAATCTCAAAACGCTGTTTATGCGAAAAACGGATGCGGACGTGAAAGAGGTTGTGCGGCAGGTGCGGAATCTGCTGCTATCGCCATACATGGAGGCGCTGTGTGAGAAAATCCACGGGAAACCGCTGATCCTGACAACAGTATCCGCGACGGAGATTTCCACAAATTTGGCAGCGGATAACAAGGGCACGAGCCAGCTTGTGGCGTGCGGCGTGAACGGTTCCCTGACCGGTAAGCATTTCGACCGCATATTCACGGACGATATTGTAAACGTACAGGACCGTATTTCTCGCGCAGAACGGGATCATACAAAAACGATCTATCAGGAGCTGCAGAACATCCGCAACCGTGGCGGTCGCATTTTCAACACCGGCACACCCTGGCATAAGGAAGACGCGTTTTCCATGATGCCGAATATCGAAAAGCACGATTGTTATTCAACTGGGCTGATCTCTGTGGATGAATTGCAAACCATCAAATCGTCCATGACGTCATCCCTGTTTGCGGCGAACTACGAGTTGCGGCATATAGCCAGCGACGATGTAATCTTTGACACGCCGCAGATGGGCGCGGAGCCTTGCCTTGCAGAGCAGGGCATTTGCCATATCGATGCGGCATACGGCGGCGAGGACTACACGGCATTTACGATTGCCCGGAAGAAGGGGACAAAATATTACCTCTACGGGCGGCTTTGGCATAAGCACGTGGACGATTGCATGGACGAGATCATCCGATTGCGGAAGTCCTTCAACGCTGGGGGTATTTACTGCGAGACCAACGCCGACAAGGGCTATTTGGCGAAGGCGTTGCGTGCAAAGGGCGAACGGGCCGTTACCTATCACGAAAACATGAACAAATTCCTTAAAATCACAAGCTATCTCAAGGCGGAATGGCGCAATGTGGTTTTTGTGGCCGGTACGGATGATGCGTATATCGACCAGATTTGCGATTACAACGAGAACGCGGAGCATGATGACGCGCCGGACAGCGCGGCCAGCATCGTAAAGCGGCTGTGGAACAAGCGCGACAGCTCCGATTATGTTTCCATTCTGAGATAAGGGGTGAGCGGAGATTAAGACATATAATGACCTTGTGGCGGTGGGCGAGGACGAAAAGGCGCGGATGGAGTTTATCCGCAGCGCGATCAACGCGCATCGCGAATCCCACGCATATAAGACGGCGGTGGATGCGGAGGAATACTATAACGGTCTGAATCCAACCATTAACCGCTATGAAAAAATCATCTACGATATGCAGGGCCGCAGCCACACGGATATGTGGACGGCAAACCACAAGCTGGCCAGCCGCTTCTTCGGTCTGGCGGTGGATCAAGAGGTCTCGTATCTGCTGGGAAACGGCGTGACCTTTGCGGAGAAGGAAACACCAAACAAGCTATGCCCGGACTTCGACCAGGAAGTCATGGATGCAGCGCGTGAGGCGAAAATCGCAGGCGTATCCTTCGGATTCTGGGATTTGACGCATTTGCGGGTGTTCTCCCTGCTTGAGTTCGTTCCCCTCTACGATGAGGAAGACGGCGCATTGAAAGCTGGTATCCGGTTCTGGCAGGTGGCGCAGGATAAGCCGCTTCGGGCGACGCTCTACGAACTGGACGGGTTCACCGAGTATTTCCAGCCGAAAAACAAAGATATGAGCGTATTGCAGGAAAAGCGCAGCTACAAGCTCGTTATCCGCAAGGCGGAGGTCGGCGAAACCGAAATCTATGACGGCGGGAACTATCCAAGTTTTCCAATCGTTCCGCTGAAGAACAATAAGCGGTGCCTATCCGAGATCGTCGGCAAGCGCAACACCATCGACGCGCTCGACCTTGCGTCCTCTAACATGGTCAACAACGTGGACGAGGGCAATCTGATCTATTGGGTGCTGTCCAACTGCAACGGTATGGATGATCTGGATGATGCGAAATTTGTGGAGCGCTTGAAAACCACCCATGTCGCCCACGCAAACGGCGACGATGGAGCGAAGGTGGAGAGCAAGACCATCGAGGCGCCGTATGAGGGCACGAGCAGCACTATTGATATGCTGAAAAAGAAGCTGTACGAAGATTTCCAGTGCTTTGACGCTGCGGCGGTATCTGCAGGGAACCAGACGGCGACGGCGATCAAGGCCAGCTATGTGCCGCTGGATTTGAAAACGGACAAGTTTGAATCCGAGGTAACGCGGTTTATTGTTGAGATTCTGCGTTTGGCAGGTATTGAGGATCAGCCGAGTTACACGCGCAATCAGATCATCAACAAGAGCGAGGAAACGCAGAACATCCTTTTGGGCGCGGCGTATTACGATGACGAATACATCACAAAGAAGCTGCTGACCATCAACGGTGACATTGACCAGTACGAGGACATGGCAAAGAGGAAGGCTGCAGAAGAGATTGACCGGAGCTTTGCGGAACCGGACGCGCCGGGGGTGAGCGGCGATGGCGACCAGTGATCTTGGGCATCAACTGACCGACAAGGAGCTTGCAAAGCTGGAACGTCGCATTGCAAAGCTATACCGCGAAGCCGGGAAAGAGCTGCAAACTACCATCGACGCATATTTTGAGCAATTCAAAAAGCGCGACGAGGAAATGAAGGCGCTGATCGGCACGGTGCAGAACGGTAAGGAATGGACGGAGGAAGATTATAAGCAATGGCGGCTCAATCAGATCGGGCGCGGAGAACGCTATCAGGCTATGCGTGACAAGGTAGCGCACCGCGCGACCGATGCAAACGCCGTGGCGGTGTCCTACACCAACGATGCAACGCCCGGTATCTACTCTCTTAACCGCAACTATTCGGCGTACACCATCGAGCAGGTCGCAGGAAACGTCGGCTTTGACCTGTGGGACGAGCAGACGGTCAAGCGGCTTATGGTAGAGCAACCGGACTTAATGCCGTATTACCCGCCGAAACGCGCCCTAAAGCGTGGTATTGACCTCGAGTATGGCAAAAAGCAAATTACCAAGAGTGTCACCAGCTCCATCTTGCAGGGGAAGAGCATCAAGCACATGGCGGACGACCTGCAAAAGCGCATTACCACCATGAGCCGAGACAGCGCCATCCGCACGGCCAGAACCGCCGTGACTGGTGCGCAGAACGCCGGACGCATGGACAGCTATGCGGCGGCGGAGAAGATGGGGATAAAGCTCAAAAAAGAGTGGTTGGCTACGCTGGACGCGCGTACACGCCACTCTCATGCCATGATTGACGGCGAACAAGTGGCGCAGGACAAGAAGTTTTCTAACGGTTGTCGTTTTCCAGGCGACCCACAAGGGCCACCGTGGGAGATATATAACTGCCGCTGTACGCTGATTGTGGCGGTAGATGGGGTATATACATCAGACGGGCTGCGTAGGACACGCGACGGGCCTATATCTGACATGACATATGCGCAGTGGGAAGCATCGAAGCAGGGATACAGCGGCAGACAGTTATCCCCATATCACATGGGGAGCGAAAAAATTGCAAAGGATGTTACGAAGAAATACATAGATTCCGCCAAGCCACGCATGGGTAAGGTACGATACGAAAACGGCTATCGCGCAAAAGGCCATGAAACTGAAATTGAAGCTGCGAATCAACTGCGCAATCAGTTTGGTGGAAAGATCGTGCTGTTGAAAGAAGCGAATGCGCAGGGGATAAAAACAACGGACTACCTGTGGCGCGGTAAACAGTGGGAATTGAAAAGTATATCTACAGCGAAAGCGGCAGATATGGCGATTCGAAAAGCCACAAAGCAAATTGCAAAAACTCCTGGGGGGGTTGTGCTACAGTGCACAGGATCCATCGATACCGATGAGCTTATACGCGTTGTAGATGATAGAGCAGTTCGAAGCGTGGTTAGCACTGGGTTCGGGTTTGATGTGATTGCATTGGAAGAGAACGGTTCTCTTCTATTTGCACGAAGGTATAAAAAATGAGCCGCCCCCCCTCCAGTAACGGGAAGAGGTTCGGCTCGAAAAACGGAAACATGAGTTCCCTCACTGTCAGTATATGCAATTCCCGAAAAAAAGTCAAGAGGGATTTTGTGATGAACGTTGAAATCACCGACAACAGCAAAGAGGTTTCTGGCGCCATCCATGCGGCGCTTCTGCGGGGGCTGGAAAAGTGCGGGCTTGTGGCAGAGGGATATGCGAAAAAGATGTGCCCCGTTGACACCGGCAATCTGCGGAACAGCATTACTCATGTAGTAGACGAGCAGGAACCGGCGGCTATCATCGGGTCGAACAATTCTTACGCCGCGTACGTTGAGCTTGGCACCGGAATTTATGCCGAAGGCGGCGGTGGACGGCCTACGCCGTGGGTATACCAGGACGCAAAGGGGAATTGGCATTATACGCGCGGCAACAAAGCGCAGCCGTTTTTGAAACCCGCTGCCGCCGACCATGCAAACACATACCGAAAAATCATAGAGGACGAGATGAAAAATGGATGACTTTAACGAAGCGATGATTAAGGTTCAACAGGCCGCAGAAGCATTGCATAATGCAATCGCCAGCGTGTTAGACGCTTGGATTCAAACCGTTTCCGAGACTCTCGATGCGATAGCGGATGTGATTGAAAAAATAAAAAGTTGCCTTGTATCCGGCAATAAACCAAAATGGCGTATACCGCATCCCCAGAAAATCCGCCCGCTGTTGCTTGATAAAAGGAGCAAGGTGCACAGATGCAGGAACTGTTGTTAAGTGAAAAGACCATCAAGACAATTGAAGCCATCATCAAGCGCGGCAACGATGCTGAAATACGCCGAAAAGGCGACGGGTACATTGTCTTAGAAGTCAAGAAAACAATCAAATACACTTCCGCGTAAAGGGAAACCGCCCCTTAACCGGGGCGGCACATCGGAAGATTTATTCTGTCGTCGAATCCACAAAGTTTTTGGCATATTCTTTAACCCTCTCTGCCCTCGTTACCTCCGGGGCGGGCTGCGCATCAAGCGTTTACAGATTCGAATACGGTTTTGGCATCTTTAAGACGGTCAAATAACCCGACTTCCTTGCCATCTTGATCGTATACCACGTATACGCGCTTAAGCGTTCCAAGGATGAACCGGTCTGTTGATTCAATCTTAAATTTACCGTCATCTCGGAAGTATACGGGGAAAAGGTACGTTCCAGAATTTGATTTTTTGAATCTGTGGATGGTTAGCGTTTGGAATGGAATCATATTGTTTCCTTTCCGGCTTTTGCCTGTCACATTTGTTCCTTGTGAGTACATGATAGTATAAGTTTACTTATATTTCAAGATGGGATATTCAACAATAAATTGCAGATTGGATTGTTGAAAATGTATAAGTTGACTTATTGCCTGAAATGTGATACCATGTTGCAAAAGGAGGTTTGCAGCATGGCAACAGAGGCGCAGATAAGGGCAAGCACGAAGTACAACCGAAAACAGGACACCATAACGGTGCGGGTGGATAAAGAAATCGGCAAAAAAATACGCGATGCCGCAGAACGGCAAGGCGTAAGTGTGAAAGAGTTTATTCTTGCGGCGGTAATGCCGCACATCGACGATAAGTAAATAACAGCTCCCGCGTAATTGGGCGCGGGAAAGGGCAATAGGAGCCAACTTGTAAGGATTTCTTACAGGTTGGCTCTTTCCTTTTAGGAGGTAACGCATGGCTAACAGCAAAGTCAACATTTTAGGCACGGATTACGAAATTGTTGTTAAAAAGTACAGCGACGATGAGGCATTTGAGCGCAGGAGCATTGACGGATATTGCGACCACCTTTTGAAGCAAATCGTAATTTGCGACATGACAACCTATAAGGGGTGGGAAAACGAGCCAGCAGAAACGGCAAAAGAAGCTCAAAAGCAAACGCTACGGCATGAAATTGTACACGCATTTTTCAGCGAAAGCGGCCTTTCGGATAGCGGGCTTTCTTTTGAAGGGGCATGGTGCAAAAACGAGGAGCTTGTCGACTGGATCGCATGGCAAGGCCCGAAAATCCACAAGGCGTGGGAAATGGCAAACGCAATTTAGAACAGGTAAAACCCGCGAAGCATAGCGGTTTTTATACAACGTTCGCCCCCGAAGAATTGGGGCCAAAGAAAAGGAGAACGAATAACATGGCGAAATTTACAAGAGCGGAAATCAGAAATATTCTCGGCGACGCTTGCACTGAAGAGATCGAAAATCGCTTGGTTGCGCTGCATTTGGGTGTGGTTGACCCCCTCAAGGACGATCTCACGAAGTACAAGGCGGACGCGGAGAAGCTGCCGGGCGTCCAGAAGCAGTTGGACGATCTCAAGGCGGCGGGTGACGGCGGCTATCAGGAGAAGTACGAGAAGGAACACAAGGCCTTTGAGGACTTCAAGGCAACCGTGACCGCAAAGGAAAGCAAGGCGGCAAAGGAAAAGGCCGTGCGCGCTTACTTTGAGAGCAAAAACATCACCGGCGCAAATCTCGACCTTGCGATGCGTGGCTGCGGCGAGGAAATGGCCGCATTGGAGCTGGACGGCGAGAAGATCAAGGACACCAAGGCCCTTGATGCACTTGTGGACGGCACCTATAAGGGGCTGGTCTCCACCACGCAGACAAAGGGCGCAAATCCCGCCAATCCCCCGGCGAACACCGGCGGCGCAAAAACCCGTGAGGACATTTACAAGAAGGACGATAAGGGCCGCTATGTGATGTCTACAGCGGAGCGCCAGAAAGCGCTTGCCGATCTGATGGCAAGCGAAAACAACTGATTTTTTGAAAGGAGCTATTTATGGCTGCGAAAACTAACGTAACGACTTCTGCACAGTTTACCACTTCCGCACGCGAGGTGGATTTCGTGTCCCGCTTTGCTGACAACTGGGACGCGCTGCGCAACATCATGGGCATCATGCGCCCCATCCGCAAGGCCCCCGGCACGAAGCTGGTTTCCTACAAGGCCAGCGTGGACGGCGGTCTCAAGGGCGGCACTGTGGCCGAAGGTGACGAGATCCCCTTTACCAAGATGAAGGTCGAGCCTGTTGCCTACGGCGACATCGACATTTCCAAGTATGCCAAGAGCGTGACGATCGAGAGCGTGGCGAAGTACGGCGCTGACGTTGCCGTGGAGAAGACCGACGAGGCTTTCCTCGTGGCTCTGCAGAACAAGGTCCTGACCGACTTCTACACCTTCCTTGGTACCGGCACTTTGAAGGTGACCGAGAAGACGTGGCAGCGTGCTCTGGCTATGGCCAAGGGAAAGGTGCTGGACAAGTTTGCTGGTCTGGATAAGGACGTGACCGAGGTGGTGGGCTTTGCCAACATCATCGATGCTTACGATTACCTTGGCGACAAGGAGATCACCGTGCAGACCATGTTCGGCATCAACTATGTCGAGAACTTCATGGGCTACCGTACTCTGTTCCTGCTGCCCGAGAAGTACATCGCCTCGAAGAAGGTGATCGCTCTGCCCGTGGAGAACATCGATCTGTACTATGTGGATCCAAGCGACAGCGACTTTGCCAAGCTGGGCCTGAACTACACCGTAAAGGGTGAGACCAATCTGATCGGCGTCCACGTCGACGGCGACTACAGCCGCGCCACCGGAGATATGTACGCCATCATGGGCATGAAGCTGTGGGCTGAGTATCTGGACGGCATTGCCGTGGCTACCGTTGCTGCGGCTGCTGCGGGTTAAATAAGGGGGCGGCGTGATGCTTGAACAGGTCTTACGGCACTTGAACAACTGGTTCCTTGTGGAGATCCACGAGGGCACGTTCACCGTGGAGAATGGCAGCATTACGCTGCCCTTTCTCCTGGCCAATCAATATTTCCGCATCTGCGGCTCTGTGTTTAATGACGGTCTGCATCAATATCCGGCGGCTGACCTGACGGATGAAACCTTTACCGGGACAGTGTGGGCGCTGGCTGTGCCAAAGGCTGTGGTTGTGCTTGCCGAAGATATCGCCGCGTGGGAAGAAAAGAACGGTGAAGCCGTTTTAAGCCCGTACACGAGCGAAAGCTTCGGCGGGTACAGTTACACCAAGGCGAGCAGCGGAAATGCCGACACGAGCGCTGGGACGGGCTGGCAGGGCGCTTTTAAAGGCCGGTTAAATGACTGGCGCAAGCTCAAGGGGGTGGAACCGTGAGTTTACTGGACGATTTTGCCCACAAGTGCATTCTGATGGAGAAAAAGCGCACGCCTGACGGCGCGGGCGGCTACATCACCGAGTGGGAAGAGGGCGCGGAGTTCCTCAATTACCAATCTCTTGACACATCGATGGAGGCGCGAAAAGCGGAAAAGGAGGGTGTGACCTCGGTATATTCCGCGCTGGTCAATCAGAGCGTTCCCATCGAGTACAACGATTATTTCCGCGATACGGAAACGGGGATTACCTATCGTGTGACCTCGAATCCCGAGGAAAAGGCCGCACCGAGGTCTGCGGGCGCAATCATTAAGGCGCTGAAATTCTTCACCGCGGAGCGAAAGGAGTTGCCGAGATGACAAAAGATAAGGCGCTCCATGCGTGGTTTTCCAAATTCCTTCCGGCGTATCCGACCTCTAACGTGCCGGAGGACGCGGTTTTCCCTTGGCTGACCTATGAGCTTATCACGGGATCATGGGAGAGCGGCGAAATCGCGCTGACAATCAACCTATGGTATTACACCGAGAGCGAAGCGGTGCCGAACGCCAAGGCACAGGAAATCGCCGACGCCATTGGCATGGGCGGCTGCATGGTGCCGTACGACGGCGGGGCAATGTGGATCAAGCGCGGCTCCCCGTGGTGCCAGAACATCGCGGACGAGAGCGATAAAAACATCAAGCGGCGGTATCTCAACATGACGGTGGAATATCTGTCGCAGAACTGATGAAAGGACAAAACTATGAAATTTACAAAAATCCCTTCTGATGCATTCCAGAAATTGCAAATCAATGCGGGAATTCTGACGACAGACTTCACGCCTGCGACCGGCGCCGTCGGCGAGGCGGGGCAGATCGGCGCAACGACCGGCGGCGTCAATTTTACCGCCACGCCGACCTATTCGGATTTTGGCGAGGATATCGACAACTGCCCGAAGAACATGAAGGAGCTGAAAAAACTCGATTCGTGGGAAGTCAAGATGACCGGCACGTTTGTCAATGCCGATACCGCCATTGCAAGGCGGCTGTGCGGCGCGGCGGACATCGGGACGACCGACACGACCAAGGTCACACCGCGCAACGACCTCAAGGACGCGGACTTTGACGATATCTGGCTTGTGGGCGATTACTCTGACAAGAACGGCGAAGCCAACGGCGGCTTTATCGCCATCAAGTTGATCAACGCGCTTTCTACGGGCGGCTTCCAGCTCCAGACGAGCGACAAGGCCAAGGGGCAGTTTGCCTTTGAGTTTACCGGCCACTATTCCATGAGAGCGCAGGACATTGTTCCCTTTGAAATCTACATCAAGGCCGGCACGGAGGAGGCGTAAATGAGACTTTCCGACATTCATGGCGAACGCGTCTTTGACGTCATTGCGGACGTCATTGACCCCATCGCCAATATTGCACAGGACAAAAAAGCTTCGGCCATGTTTCGGCGTGAACCGCTACCGGAGGGCATGACGGAAAAGCAGTTTGCTACGCAGAGAGCGCGAAAATCGCTCCCAGAGCTGCTCAAGGGCCACAAAGGCGATATTATTGCCATTCTTGCGGCTATTGAGGGCGTGAGCGCAGACGATTACAAGGGCGCACTGAACCTTGTGAAGCTGACGCGGGACGCGGTGGAGCTGTTGACGGACGAAGCATTTGTCACGCTTTTTATCTCGGCGCAGAGCGAGAAATCCTCTGGCTCTGCGCCGGAGAATACCGAGGGCAAAAGCGAATAAAACCGTTCCTGCGATACTGCACGGCACGGCTCAATGAAAAAGCAAGAAACGACGCATACCACATCTATGTGACGGACGCGCTGCGCATTGTGGCAGAAAACACGGCGCGATACGCGGGAGGGAACTACATCAAGGCGCGATACGCTGATATGATTGAGCCGAAAAAGCAGGACAACAGAACGTGCGAAGAGATTACCGCCGATGTGGTCGCGCGGTGCGGATTGGTGGTGAAAAAATGAACCTGCTTGATCTTTTTGTGAAAATCACTGTTGATAACAGCGAAGTAGACATTGGTTTGGGGGAAACAAGCAGCAGAGCAGAAACGCTTGCAAATAAGCTTAAAGGCGGGCTTGCGACTGCTGCCAAAGTTGGCGCGGCGGCTGTTGCTGCGGGAGGCACGGCTATTGTAGCTGTTAGCAAACAGGCGATGGCTGCCTATGCCGACTATGAGCAGCTCGTAGGCGGCGCAAAGCTGATGTTTGGAGGAGCTTACGACTTTATCGCAGATAAAGCCAAAAACGCATATAGCACCGTTCAAATGAGCCAGAACGAATACCTGCGTCAAGTAAACGGATTTGCAACGGGCTTAAAAACGGCGCTCGGTGGAAACGAACAAGCGGCGGCAGAGCTTGCCGACAAGATCATCAATGCTGAAGCAGACGTTGTAGCGGCGACCGGTAATTCTCAAGAAGCAGTTCAAAATGCTTTCAACGGAATTATGAAGTCCAACTATACCATGTTGGATAACCTTCAAATCGGCATCACGCCCACAAAAGAAGGATTTCAAGATGTTATCGACAAGGTAAACGAGTGGAACGCGGCAAACGGGCGCGCCACAGAGTATCAAATCGAGAACCTGGCTGATTGTCAAAGCGCCCTTGTAGATTACATCGAAATGGTTGGAATGCAGGGGTACGCATCAATGGAAGCAGCTGATACGATTCAAGGCTCCGTGGCTTCCATGAAAGGTGCATGGGAAAATCTGCTTACTGGCATCGCCGATGACAACGCAAATTTTTCAGAACTGACAAGCAGTTTTGTCGACAGTGTTGTTACTGTTGGCGGAAACATTATTCCTCGCGTGAACGTGATTATTCAGGGGCTTACGCAGCTCATAACAGAAGCGTCACAGACAATTATTCCGATGGCCGTTCAGATTTTGCTTGAGAATCTACCGAGCATAGTTGCGGCTGGTATGGATTTAATTACGGCGCTGGTTAACGGAGTTCTTGACAACATTGATCTTCTGATTAGCTGTGTTCTTGAATTGGTCGATACAATTGTCGACAAGCTGATTGAAAACCTTCCGACGCTGGTTGACGGTGGGATCAAGCTAATTGTGGCGCTGGCAGGAGGATTGATTGAAGCGCTACCGCAACTCGCCGCAAAAGTCCCACAAATCATTCAGACAATTGTAAAGAGCCTTATAAGCGGCATCCCCGACATTTTGAGCGTCGGCAAAGACCTCATCCGCGGATTGTGGGATGGCATAAGCAGCATGGGGGACTGGCTGTGGGGCTGTGTAAAGGGTCTCTTTAGCGGAGTTATTGACGGTGTAAAAAATCTACTCGGAATTCACAGCCCGTCTAAGGTTTTTGCTGGCATTGGCGGATTTATGGCGGAGGGACTTGGGGATGGATTCGGAGAAAAATTTGCATCTATAAAAAAAGACATTGAAGGCAGCATGACTTTTGATGCCGCAGAAATAGGTTTTTCTGCATCTGCGCCCATCGGAGAATTGCCGGGTACAAGCAGTGCCCGGGGAAGCGATAGAAGCATCCACCTTACCGTCGTTTCGCCGAGTGGAAAGGAACTGGCACGTTTTGTCGCGCCGTATATGGGCGCACAACTTCAACTTGTTAGGGGGTAACAGTATGCTCGAGTGGTATATTAACGGCAAAGAAATGACGCAAAATGGCGCATATATCAGCACGGGCTATATTGTTACCTCCGCGCCTGTTAACAGGTCTGTGTATGCGGGAGGATGTTCTGCCTATGTAGCGACAAAAGCGAAAATTGGTTTAAAGTCTCTTAAGATCCCCGTGCGAATTGTGAATAGTTCTGCCGTCGACGCATCCAGAACAAAGTCCGCGATCCTGTCTATGTGCCTTGGCGATAAAGTTGATATCATGCTGTCAAATGGAGATAGATATGTCGCGGCGCTTGTGAGCGCAGGAGAAGCAGAATCGGTTAGTAATGGCGTCCTGGATTTTACGCTTGAGTTTCTGGGGTATCAGCGCGGCGAGTTGGTGTCGGCGAAGACCCCAGCTGTTATGTGTTTCTCCACCGCGCCGGAAACGCTATACAAGGCAACCGTTAAATCGGATCGAGATGGCTCGTTCGTTCTGGCGGGGATAACCTTCCTTGGTTGCAAACCGGGAGACGAGCTGGTTGTTGACGGATTGACTGGAAGACTGTTAAAAAACGGAACACCCGTATTGATTGCGGACACAGATTTCGTCAGTTTTCCTTTTTTACAGCCTGGAGAGAATGAAGTCCGTTGCACAACGGAAGCAGATATAGAATATTATCCGGTTTTTTTGTGATTGGTGGTGAAATATGCTAACACTTTCGGATGGAACAATTCTGGCAGTAGATGACTATTGCATAAAACAAAAATACAACGGAATCAATGAGCTGTCTTTCTCTGTCCCAGATGACATCAAGATCGTAAACGAGCAGAGCGTCCACGAAACCACGCGGAACCAGGCATATCTTGTCAAGATTGTCAATGGCGACAACATCACCTGCGAACTTGACCTTGATGAACTGCGTTCCGTGCAAACGGACTACGATGCAAGCGCAACGCCACACGATCATTTGTCGGCAGCTCTTACGTCTGTCGGATGGAATCTTGTTGATAACACCGGGATTACAACGCGCAGGACGATTACCGGCGCTTTGACACCGATGGAGATTATCAAACAGGTGGAAGATACATGGACCGGCGTGACCGCTATGTTTGACACAGCGACAAAGACCGTCACAATCCTTTGCCCGTCCGACAACAAGCCGCAATACGCTTTCTTGGCAGAAGAATTGAACCTTCGGCAGCTTGACATTGCAGGTGACAGTTCTTCTTTCTGCACACGTCTACGGGCGAAAGGTGCTGACGGAATGACTTTCGCCAGTATCAACAACGGCAAAGACTACGTTGAAAACTATACCTATTCCAACAGAATCATCTATGGCGTAGCTATCAGCGATGAACGCTTTACAAACAAAGAATCCCTGCTTGAATATGCGCAAGCCACGCTGGACGCAAATGCTGTCCCAGCTGTCAGCTATGAGTGCGATGTTGTGGACGTTGCTGCAATCGACAGCGACTACAGCTTCCAGAAGTTGCAGATGCACAAGGCTGTGTGGCTGCTTGATAAGAAGTTCGAGACAAGAGTTGCGCATAGAATTGTTGAGTATTGCATCTATCCCAACGACGCAAGCAAAAACAAGGTCACTTTGTCAACTGTGATTCCGTCTTTGCAAGGTTCTGTCAAATCTTTGCAAACTGCGATTTATGATCCGAACAGCGCAGTCCGGCAGCGGGAAACATCAGCAGTAGAGAACGCCACAAAGGCTATTACTGGCGCTTCTGGTGGGAATATCCGTTTTGTGTACGATGGCAACGGAAAGCCAATTGAGCTCCTTATCATGGATACTGACGATATTGCAACCGCTCAAAAGGTGTGGCGCTTCAATATCGGCGGCTTTGGTTTCAGCAGCAACGGCTACAACGGCACATACGCAACAGCAATCACGCAGGACGGTCATATTGTAGCTGATTTCATGGACGTTGGGACGCTTACGGCTGTACTTATTAAGTCACAAGATGGAAAGAGCAAGTGGAATCTTAGCACCGGCGAGATGGAGCTTTTCAACACCAACCTATCCACAATCGCCACCGGCGCGACGTACAAGAGTTCCGACTACTCGCAGGCGGATGCAGACCGTTCCGCTCAAATCACGGTCGGCATGGTGGATCCAACGTTATCTGACTACGAGAAGCTGGATGTTAACGGCGACGGACGCATTACCATCAGTGATACCGTGCAGATCCAGCAGATCATAGGCGGAGCGCGGACAGTAGATTTCACTACAGCGTGGAAGCTGCGCATCGATCCTGCCGATGGAAACAACCTCCTGAAGATCTATCGTGTGTACCACAATAACATCACCGGAGCAGACACTGAAAACATCGTCTTGTCTGCTGGATTTGCCAACGTGAAAGCAAACTCCGTTGAAGCTGTAAATTTGGTCGCGAAAGAAGCAGTCGAGGCGAAAAGCGCGAGCTTTACCACACTGAAAGTCAACGAGAAAGACTACCAGCCTTTTGAAAGGAAAGAAATCGGCTATGTCGTCTGCTGTACTGGCGGGAGCAATAATCAGGCAACCTGCTTCATTCCTGCAGGCACCTCTGGATCTTTCCAATGTGCATCGAACGACTGGTACTGCGCCTTCTCCTTTGATGGGTCTGGCGGTGCGACAAAAACCGGCGGCAGCGGAACCATAGATTCCGTTGTGGCCATCAACAACTTCTGACGGAGGTGCTTTTATGGCAGATAGTTTGGCGATCAAGCAGCCCATACAGCTTAACACAGCCCTAAATGGCGTGCCGCCTACTCTGCACATGGTACAGGGCGACACCAATTCCCGGACCATCTCTGCGGCGCTCTGGTCCGGCGCGGAGCCGTACAATGTCCCCACCGGGGCCTCGGTGATGCTCCGATTCCGGAAACCGGACGGTACCGGCGGCCTGTACGCCGAGAGCGAGGCCGGCGATAAGATATCCTGGAGCGGCAGCGACGTGGAGATCCCGGTCGCGGCCCAGGTCCTGGCCGTAGCGGGCGTTGTGCTGGCGCAGGTGGATGTATTTGTGGGAGCGGGCAGCACTGCCGCGATGAGACTGGCGACCTTTGCCTTCCGCATCGCGGTACAGCCGGACGTCTACGCAGATGCGCAGATCATCTCCAGCGACTACTATAAGGGCATCATCAACGCGCCCTACATCGGCGAGAATAATCACTGGTACGCGTGGGACACCGCCACGGATACGTTTAAGGACACCGGCGTGTCTGCGGTCGGTCCGGAAGGCCCTCCGGGCAGAGACGGCTCTACCATCGTAGCAGACGGCCTGTTCGGCTTCGACGTAGACCCGGAGTCTGGCCAACTGCGGCTGTACTACACCGGCGACACGCCGCCGGACTTCGAGATCGACGCTGACGGACACCTGATCTACAAGCTGTCCCCCGACGTCAGCGTGGACATCGGCAAGGTGCAGGGGGCGCAGGGCGACCCGGGGATCACCACCATGACGCAGGCGGCCTACGACGCGGCGGTGGCGGCGGGCACCATCGACGCCGACACATGGTACGGCGTGTATACGGAGGGCTAAGGTATGCTATACAAAGGCACAAAGCCCGCCGCGCTGTATCGGGGCTCTTACAAACCTGGGAAACTGTACAAGGGCACACAGCTAATCGCGGGCTATGCAGACACAGCAAAAGACGCGCCTGCGACATGGGAGGGCACCTATGACGATGTCATGGGCGTCGCGGCCACCGGAAAGGGGAAGCAGGACGGCGCACCCACCCCCTCCACACCGGTGCCTCTGGTGGCGGCGGAGGGCGCGCTGACGGCCAGCGGGCGGACGGGCACCACGCCCACTACCGTGACGCTGCCGGTGCTGCGGGCCATCCCCGGCAAGGACATCCGCGACACGCTGACGTACATCGGCGGCGGTCAGTGGCAGGTGACGCGGAACGTGGGGGTGACGGTGGTAGATGGCGAGACGGTCAAGTTCACAGAAAACGCCGGCGGCTGGTGGCAGCTGCCATGGCATAGCTCACCGGGCGCATTACACAACGCTGAGGGCTCAAACAATGTAGGGCTTAAAATCCGTGCCAACGGCAGCTACGAGTTCTTTTATACACTTCCCGACTGGTCCGCGGCGGTGGGCATCGAAAGCGTGGACGAGTTGAACACCTTGTGCCAGGCGACCTCAATGACCATCTGGTACGTGCTGGCGACGCCCACCACGGAGACGTTGACGCTGGGGGAGCTGCCCAGCTACCCGGTGCATACGGAGCTGGACGTCTCCGGAGACTACCCGCCTGACGTCACCGGGACGGTCAAGGTGGGGACATGAAAGGAGTGACAACATGAGTAACACACCCTATTTGAATCTGGGCATTGTCAGCGCCTACGCGGACGCCAAGCGCGGCGGCTACACCGGCACCTACGACGAGTTCTGCGCGCTGCTGGCGGGGATCGGGGGCTTGCAGCCCAAGCTGACCGCCGGCGCCAACATCTCCATCACCGGGAACACCATTGCCACCAAAGCTTTCCCCTGTAACCCCAACCTGCTGGACAACTGGTATTTCCCGAATCCGGTCAATCAGAGGGGCGCAAGCGGCACGATTAGCACGGCGGGGTATTTCTTTGATCGTTGGAAACTGGTAAGCGGCAGCGTGACCATCAATAGCGGAGGTATCGTGCTGAACGGTACCATTGCGCAGGTGCTGGAGTATGCCGTCGGTCAGACGGTGACGGCAACCGTGCTGACGCCGGACGGCGTGACCGATGTGACGCCGGCATATGACGATGAGACGAAGACATTTACGGTCACCACGCAGGGAAAGACCATCAGGGCCGTCAAGCTGGAGCTGGGCAGCGTGCAGACCCTTGCCCACCAAGACGCCAACGGCGCGTGGGTGCTCAACGAGATCCCCGATTATGCAGAGCAGCTGCTGAAATGCCAGCGGTACTTGAGACCAGCTGGAACGCAGTTTATAACCTCTCAAGCGTCGGGCAATATGTATGGCAGCGTTGTGATGATCAACAGCTATCCGATGCGGGCAGTGCCAAGCATCGTGAACGCAAACTATGTGGGGAGTGAAGTGCACGAAGTTACTGGTGGTGTTGCAGGGACTATAACGAATGTATTTACGCCAGGCATTTATGGCAGTTTTACTGTCCAGCTTAGTGGAACGTCAATGCCGAACTATGTGTATATTGACCCCACGGGTTTCAACCCGCTGCTGTCGGCGGAGCTGTGAGGAGGTGAGAGCGTGGACGTCTGGATACAAGTCGCGGTGCCCCTTGCGGCGGCGGTGCTGACCAGCAGCGGCCTGTGGGCCGTGGTGGCCAGGCGCGTCGACAAGGGGGACGCCGAACGGAAGATGCTGGTGGGCCTGGCCCACGACCGCATCGTGCATCTGGGCATGGTGTACATTGACCGCGGGTACATCACGCAGGACGAGTACGAGAATCTCAACGATTATCTGTACGCGCCCTACGAAAAAATGGGAGGCAACGGCAGCGCCAAGCGGGTCATGGAGGAAGTGCGGAAGCTGCCGATGC